CTCGGCTATGAATTTGTCTTTTATAGTCGCTCTTTTGGTGTCTTTGCTCGCATTAGGTGCAGGGGTAGGAAAAATATATAAGGTATGGAGTTCTTCAATAATTGAATCAGCCAGAAGAAATGAAACACTAGACGAAGTTGTACACAGACTAGAAATAATAGAAAAGCGACAGATACAGATCCAAGAAGAAGTAAATCGACAGGCTACGGTACTGTCAACCCAGACAAAAGACGACTAGTTTTCTAACACTTTTTCTTTTATAGATTTTAGACACACCAACAACATCCCCCTCAGTAGGGGTCACTTTCTGCTACAGTTTTTAGATGTACAGTCACCTGACTTGTCTAACTGAATTACATTCGTGTAGTTTGAGCTCCCTGAGTGGAAGGTTTTGCTGTGTCAGCAAAAACTAAAGGCCCCCGCATACTGCTTGTAGATCTAGAAACCAGCCCAAACTTGGCTGACGTTTGGGGAATCTGGCAGCAGAATGTGGCACTCTCCCAACTGCGAGCTACTACTGCTGTTATCTGTTTCGCTGCCAAATGGTATGACGAGAAGCAAGTCCACTTCTACTCTGACTACCACGACGGCCATGCAAAAATGATTAAACATGCTCACCGTATGCTTGACGAAGCAGATATTGTTATTACATACAACGGCATTAATTTTGACATAAAGCATTTCCAGCGAGAGTTTGTTCTTGCTGGACTAAACCCACCAAGCCCATTTAAGAATATTGACTTACTTAGAGTAGTGAAGTCTCAATTTAGATTTGTATCAAACAAACTTCAGCATGTCTCTGACCAACTTGGCATAGGACAAAAGACACCGCATACGGGACACGAGTTGTGGGTCAAGTGCCTTGAGGGAGACGAAAAGTCTTGGGCACTAATGAAGAAATACAACATCCAAGATGTCCATCTAACTCAAAGACTATATGACCGTCTTGGTAGTTGGATAAAGGATCACCCTTCCTACGCCTTGTATACAGGGATTGAGAACTCATGCCCCCGTTGCGGAGGAACTAGGATGCAAAAGCGTGGACTCGCGTATACAACAACTGGTTCTTATCAGCGTTATCAATGCCGCGATTGCGGAGGATGGTCTAAGGGTAAGAGCCAAGAAGCAGGTATTGACTTAAGAGGGATTAAGTAGATCTAATCCTTAGAGTTTTTTCTGCTTTCTTTTTCTGCTTTATATTTTTCTACGGCATTCGCGCTAGAGCGACTTCTCCAAGCAAACCCACACTCCGTGCAAGTAACAACTTTAGCGCGAGTCCAGCGACCGCCAGGTGGAAGTTTTTCTATGGATGTCTCTAGCTTGCTTGGTCTAGCCACACAGTAGGGGCAGTTTGGTGGACGGTTACGTCTAGTCTCTTCACCGTTGTAAGCCACTGAGAGCGTTCTACGGAGTTCAATTTCATCTTTGCCACCCCAGACACCCCAAATCTCGCGATGCTCCAAAGCCCACTGCAGGCAGTCCTTGCGTACAGGGCAAGAGAAGCACATGTTCTTTGCCATGTTTTTCTCAGTAGAGTTTTTGGAGTAGAAGAGATCAACTAGATGTTTATTCTGTGGATCAGCGCATACGGCATCGCGTTGCCAATGAAGACTATTTGCGGGCTTCCACATAAAATACAATTTTAGTATAAAAATATGTTATACAGGGCTAGACACGCTGAGTTTATTAGAATTCCACCCATGTAACTAAGAAGACCTCATCAACAATATCACCACTAATAGTCTCGCCAATCTCATTGCAAGCCGATATTTCAGTGTCAGAATCTATGTATCCAGCCCAGCCGTAACCCACTACGGCAGCCTCCAATAAACGAAACCCATCCCCCAATGAATCTGCAACTCCATCTCTTTGGAGATTAGATGCCAGAGCTCTACGGACTATTTCATTCTCTAACGAGATGTGGTCTATTGTGTAAAAAACAGTTCCATACAAGAGTGAGTTCTGGTATCCGTCACCGTCCCACTCGCTCCACAACGACTCTCCCGGTCTAGAATCCTTCATCATTGTCGCCTAGTGGCTCCCCTAGGGACATTTCAAAGTTGTTGTCGATATCTGAGTCCTCTGAGAAATAGACTTCTGAGGGCTTAAACATCTCAAAGATTCCAGCAATTGTTATTACCCCACACATGCAGCAGGTTTCAACCGAATCAATATTAATCTTTTTAGGGACATCAATACCGACTAGTTTCATCATTACACTTCCGGTTTCGTCCATACTTTCTGGCTCCCATCTCGTGTGATCCTCAATAAAACAGGCTTCACATATGGGCATAAGTCTGCGTGCTTGCTCTGCTGGCATCTCTCAGACCTCCTATATCCGTTAACTACATTTTAGTGGACGGGTGGTAGGTCTATATGTATATCTGTATATCAACTATTTCTAAAAGAATATTTTTACGCTTTCTTATTGCAGCAAGGTCTACCTGAGATAAACCCCCCCAGACTCCATACCTTTCGTGGTGTATCCCCCACTCTGCACACTCTATTTGGTGCTCGCATTTAGAACATAATTTCTTGGCTATCTGAACATTTGAACTGTTTGTATCCATCCCCCTTTGGTCATCAAAATCATCAATAAAAAATACTTCTCCCCCAATCTCCTTACAAAGTGGTCTCTCAAAATTCCAAGGCTTTCTTAGTTTCTTTGCGCTAGACAAGACAAGCCTTTCAATAGGGGAGTTGCTAAGAAGTTTCTACACTACCGACTTCATAACCGCAGCCAGCATAGCCAGCAATGTCTACCCAGGTATCTGGTTGGAATCCTGACCTAGCGGCATATCTAGCAACTTTCAATCCGATCATCATCATTGCTACATCTTCCGCAAGGACTTCTTGTCCCAAGATGACTGACCATATCTTGGCAATTCTAGTGAAGTTTTCTTCTGGGCCACCGTATTGCTTATCCCTGTCACCAGAGATAAGTCCAGCAGCCTCACGAAGAGCTGCAACCCGTGGGATCACTTTCTGCTCTTGCTCTGTCACTTCTTCAGACATCTCTTTTCCTCACTATGGCTACTGCTTCGTAGGCGGTTTCACTAGTTACATCTAGACCTTCTTCAACAATTAGTTCATAGTTAAACTTCTTTTTTACATCAGAAATATTAACTTCAAAAAATGTTGAAATTCTTTCTTCAGTAGCTTCAACTAGATCTTCATAGTTATTTCCGCAGACACTAAATCTAGCGGTTATTGTTACGCTCACAGTACGGCAACCAATTTCTCTAACTTGTCTGGGCTGTAGTGGCTTCCATCAAGCACTGGCTCTTTACCGTCAGTAGTCTTCACAATGATGTCTCCGTATCGAACACCGACAATGCGTCCTCTACGACCGTTGTGTAGTTGACCTAGCTCTCCAGCGTAAGCATCGGGACGAACTCGGACTTCATCACCAACCTTGAGGAAACCAGACCTAGCTTGTTCCCAGATTTCATTACCTGAGTTATCAACTAGGGCAATACTCATTGCTAACTTACTAAAAATCTCCACCACATGTGGGTCATTTTTTTCAGAATGCTTAAGTGTCATCCAGAACTCAAGAAGCCCCATAACAGAAATACCCACCTGCGCCGGAACTTTTGCTTGCTCTAGTTGAGACTTGGCTAAGTCAATGTTGAAATCTCTCATTAAGCACATCCAATCTAGTTAAATAGTACTACATTATTCTGAAAATACGGAAGTTAGAACACTTTCAACAGACTCTTCAAAGTTTGGTATTGATTTTATATAGTCATCCTTTTGAGTATCAGCAAGGGTTGATCTTTCTTGATATGTCATATCTTCAATTTGATGAGCCAGTGCTGCCCAAGAATCTCCTAGATACGAGGTGTGCCTCCAGTCAGATACAACTGGCGTATTTACATAAAGCGATTGAGACAGGTTCACAGACCACCAAGGGTCATCATTTTTATATGTACTAATAAAAGATCCAATGGCATTACTCATCTTCAAAAGAACTTCTGAGTTATTAGTCCACTTAGTTTCAATCATTGGATCAACTCTATTATTTATAGTTTTATCAATCTTCTCAACCCAACGAGTTTTCTGATTTGATACCCAGAAATCAGAATCAGTTTTTAAGTATGAAGCTATTGATTCTGGCATAGCCGTCAGGAGCACTGAGTCTAGGCAAAGAAGACTTACTGATCTTTCCTTCAAGTTTGGGATGTAGTCAGTCAGATTAGATTCATTAGACCAGGGAAACGCTGGAGCAATTGTCTTCTCCCAAGTACCCTCATACAGATCAACAATCACAGAATACAATCTTTCAAACTCTTCTGGCTCACTGACTTTTTCATACTCTGGACGCTTTGAGTAGAAATCCTTAATTAGGTCGCTTGGGTTATTTGCAATTGCTCTAATGCCAGACCAGAGCCTGTGTGGTTCTGGTGCATCAACTAGATAGCGAACCTTTGTGACCTTCTTTGCCCGTTCAATAACGGATAAAGCACCGTATAGGCGGTAGGCAGAGACGCTCGTAGGCGGGGTTAGTCCAACTACTACGGCATCAAAGCCACTCAGATACTCCTCAGTCATTGATAGCGATGGTGTCCCCCACACAACCTCGTGACCAGCGTACTCAAGAGAGTTGTTAATCAGCCTTGAGAACGTAGGAAGTCTCGCGTTAAGGGATAGAGAAGACTGAGAAGAACTACAGCCAGTTAGTAATACTTTCACAATTAAACCTATCTACTTTATATATCTTATGGTGCAGATAGAAAGCCGCCCAACCTAAGTTGGACGGCAATCTAACTAAACCAGAACCCTTAGAAAGGAGCTGCTGGTGCAGTTGCAGGTGCAGGTGCGGGAGCAGGTGCAGGTGCGGGAGCAGGTGCAGCAACTGGAGCTGCGGCTTCTGCTGGCTGGTTTGCAGAAAGAGTGTAGTAACGCTTCATCTCATTCTTCTTGCTTCCCATGTAGACACGACTTCCGATTTGAGCACGGAAATTACGTCCACCAAGAGCCTGCTCAATCTGAGCGTTGGTTGGGCCCTGGTCAAAGAAGTCACGACCAAGACCAAGAGCCGACATCTTCGAAAAGAAGATACCCAAGGCAGTTGGGTTTTCCTGCGACACAACCAAGTTGTCCCAAACGAGACGCTTGTTGTGTGGACCGCCCTGAACCTCAGCCTTGAGCGAGAACATTGTCTTGCCAGACTGAGTCTGCTTAGCGACAGCCTCAACAACCTTCAGATCGTAGTCACCATCTGGAAGTGGTTCGTATGATGTGTTTTCTCCAGCCTCTTTGATGAGGTCTGACCAATTCAAGGTACTCATACCTTAATTACCTTCTTTCTTGTTTGTCGTTTTTGTAGCAGGAGTTGCTTCTTGCTTTTCTCCAAAGATGATGTCTAACATCCGCTCAATGGAGAGATTTTCTTGCTCAACAACCGAACCAAGTCGACCTTGGACTCGTTCGCCAGCTTCGTACTGAGCCGTGCGCTCAACATACATTTTACGAACCTTGTATGGCGGTTGCATCGGATCAGGGTTGGGAACTTCCTCAATGGTGATTCCACCAAGGATGTCGTAGAAGTATGGAGCCTGAATTGCCAACTGACCCTGCAGGTATGGACGGTAGCGACCGTCTTGACCTGTACGAGCCATTGCTGTCAGAACAACTGCTTCCAACGGATTTGTGGCGTGCATAGTCAGGTCGCGAAGATCGCGGAGAAGAGCACCCATGTGACGAAGGAGTTCGCCCCACTGTTGCATCTTCATCTGCTCACTACCAGCGATGCTATCCATGCACTTGACTTGAAGTTCAGAGATTGAGTCAATAATCAAACTCTTGAACTGGTGCTTTCCACTCTGCAACCACTGGTATGCCTTGATGACATCGTCATAGTTGCGAACGGTTACAACACATGTATCCCACGTTCCATCTGCGACTGGTGGTTCTTCGCGCAGAGGGTCCCAATACTTGACGACGATAGGGAGGAATCGGTGTCCACCCTCAACATCAAGCATAAGACGTGGATACGGAGCAGTGACGGCAAAGGTTGACTTACCAACCTTTGATTCACCGTAGACCATTACTGTAAGAGAACGCTGAATGTCACTCATAGTAATTCCAGTCCTTTCTTGTCATTTTCATTTTCGTAGTATGAATAGGGATCTCCCTCTTCAAACATTTCGGTAATTGCCTGTTCAGCGGCACTGCCATCATCAAACAATGGACAGATTGTGAAGAACTGACACTTCCATTTACATTCACGGCTTGGCTTTGGGTAAGCCACGAATGTGTGATCTGTACCTTCGTCAAGTGCTGTACGCACTCGCATTAGGTCAGTTATTGTTCCGTGGATACGGTTCCAGAAAGAACGAAGAGCAAAC